CGTTATCATTCTTCGGATATTCAAATAGCAGCTTACAGTAATTGCCTTGACGCAGGTATGCGCTTATTTTATCCGCACCGGTCCACGCAGGATCTACGCCAATTATAACCGGAGCGAAATTATACTGATATGGCTTGAGTACCCTTTTCCGTGCTTCATCCACGATATCCTGAGAGATATACTGCTTATTGCTAGCCGATGGGAACTCGCCACGCACACGGACTTTGAAAAAGTCGCTGTCCTCGCCCCAAATTTCGCGCCACTCTTCAATCTGCTTTTTGTCGGAAAAGCGTACGCTGCGGCTGTCTACCCTGCGAGTGTGCCAATAATTTCTGTGCTTGTGAAAGCAATCATAAAAGCGGCCGCTGGAACGTGTCGGGTTACCAAAGCAGCACCAAATGATTTCCGTGTCCGCGTCAGTCAGTGCACCTTCCGTAACTTCCCAAATGGTGTCATGTATCGCTGATGCTTCGTCGAAAATAATCAAAATTCTGTTGCCCTGATTATGTAAGCCAGCGAAAGCCTCGGAGTTCGTCTCGCTCCACGGTATAGCATCAATCCGCCACGTTTTTTCGTACTTATCAGCATTGCAGAATATGCTCGTTGCTGTGTAGTCAAACAGTGATTTGGCTTCCCACATGTTGTACCACTTGCTAAGCTCTGCCCAGGTCTTGGTCCGTAGCTGTGTCTCAGTGTTTGCCGTAACCACGCCACGCGTATTAGTACACGTTCCCAACGCCCAGAGAATAATCCAAGAAACCAGCGCCGATTTACCAATGCCGTGTCCGCTGGCCACCGCTTCGCGGATGGCACTTTCAGCTGTTTTGATGTTGTCCTTGATTTCACGCAATATTTGCCTTTGCCATTCCTCCGGTCCTTGTTGATTTTCCAACGGAGTATTAGGTTCGCCCCACGGAAAAGACAGCTTTACGAAAAGCTCCGGATCATGTTGGCACTCTTCCAGATAGTCAATGATAGCATCGTAGTCTTGCTGGCTCAGCTGCGGCTTCATCCGTTAGCGCCTTCCTTGCGCCGTTTAAGTCTTACACCGATGTTACCACTTACTTTTATTTCAGTCTTGAAAACATACACTCCATCCATTTTGTTCAGAACGTCAATCGCCCTGATTCTGGCCTGCACATCAGCAGCGTCATCTTCAGCAATTTTACTGAGCACCAGAGCACGTTTATCCAGCCCGATAATCTGCTTTCTGATAGCGTCATCTGCCAGCTCTTTTATGCGCTTCAGAATGTTAACATTTCTTAACAGCCTTGTAGCCTGCTGCGCGGCGGTCCTCTCACTGTACCCGGCAGCTATGGCTGCAGCAGTGCCGTTACCCTCATGCTTGCGGTATTCCAGGCAAAATTTCTCCTGCGCCGGACTGAGTGTTTCCGACGTGGTTTTTTTACCCGCTTTCAGGGTGGATTTTTTACCGGAATTTTTAACAGCTTTTTTGACTGCTTTTTTTACCTCTGCCATAGTGCCTTCACCTCCTTTGTTTTTTTGCATAAAAATAACCCCGGCGGAACGCTCCGTCAGGGCCTTTGTTTTTGCTTGCTATTTTGCACAATACTATTTTACCACGTCAAAAGCGCCGATTTGTAAAGTACAAAACGGCAATGCTTAAAATTTTTTTATTCCATGCTGCGCTGCAATAATAGCAGCGTCACTCAAAAACTCATTGCGCCAGGCGTAGAACGTCTGGCGGCTCACTCCCTGCAGCCCACTGATAACCTCCGGCTGGACGTGCCTGTCCTCGTAGTTGTCATAGTATTTGTGCATGACGTGGCCAATAGGAGAGTCTTTGTATAAGGCATACGTCTCCCTTATCACCGCCAGCCACTCCTCCGGCTGCTCAATAACAAGCTCGTAGCTGCGACGGCCGATGTATACGCTGACCTTTTTCAGCGGCAGTATTCCCTTCAGCGCGTCCTGCTGCGTAGGGTTAGGCTTCAGCTTGTCCTTCAGCCCATGCGGATGTCTGCAGGCACGTGCTTCATCCACGGCCATCTGAATTTTTTTGTGATACTTAAAGCGTGTCTCTGCGACGCGCTGCCAGTGCTTTACCAGCAATCTTATTCCCCCCTTCCCGTGCTTATAGCAGCAGCGGATATACTTCTTCTTGCGCCTGTCCGTTTTTTGCTTGTATATAACTACCGAGGCAGAGTCCGCTGCTATTATAAGCATCTACCTGCGTAGTCTTTTTGTTTTCAATGGTGTCCCGCCACCTAGTGCCAGGCAACGGTAATACTGATACGGATATCCGGTAATCTCGCTGACGTCCTGGACGATAGTATCTTGCAGCACATAAAAGCCTTTAGGTGCAGAAGGCGTCTCACGCCAGCTGTCAGCCTTGACTTTCTCAATCTTACACTCCGGCTGCTCAAGGTTACGGCTCGTAACATAACGTCTGGCAAACACTCTGCGTTCCGGATCGTTGTAGGTCTTGTTGGTCTGCTTGATAAGATAGCTGGCCAGCCTGTCATAATCTCCGCTGCCGTCAAGCTCCGTTGCATGGATACGTCCATGCGGCCACATATCGCCAAGCTCCTGCAGCTTCAGCCCGCTATGGATAACAACATGAAAATGCATAGAGCGCTTACCGTATTCAGCTACAGCTACATATTTGAAATTTGAGCCGCGACGCTTGCATTTCTGTTTCACGTTGCGGCAGAATTTCTGAATATCTTTTTTTGCTTCCTGCGGGCTTGCTGCTCTTTTATCCGGAGCATAGGTCAATACACAATGCAGGTCACCTTTGCCAAAATTAGTATTAAGCAGACGGCGAAGATTCTTGTAGCTGTTGCGTTCGTTTACCTTGGCCATAGCTTCCGGAGTAGGATTGCTTTGCGGAGCACGTACTGTCATCTTTCCCTTGTAGCGGAAGGTCTGGTATTTTTCTACTTCGATGCATTTACCACATCTCCATGTCCGTTTTACATACATTCTTCCGCTCCATTCTGCCTAAGTTATTTGGGCTGTTATTTTTTCCGGCACTGATATGCCACTCAACTAATATGCTTTATCAAGCTTTGGGCAGGTATTTCACCTGCCCAATTTCTACTATTATATATAGTTATTTTTTTGTCTTGCAGAAGCGCGGCAGCTTCCGTGCTTCCAAGAAGCACTTATCACGCAAGCTTCTGTTTTTGCTCAGATAGGTTCTGAGCTTTCTTTTTCTCATGCAGGCCAGATGCTGAGCATACCGGATTCTTCTGGTAGTCAGCAGGCGATATACGATATAGTCTATTTCCAGGCAGCATAGATTCAGATTTTCGTTCACGTCACCGGCTCCTTCCAATTGATGTGCATTCCATATTGTTCTATGTACTCAAGATATTGTTCGGTGCTTTTGTCTTCGCCCAGCATCTCAAGGCCGCGGCCGTAAAGCTCAGCGAATTTCTCCAATCTCGTATGGCGTACATGGATTTCGCCATAGTTCTCCATGAGTATCTTGCAGCAGACTGCCAGTATCTGATGGGTGAAGTATTTAGCATAATACGGTATCATCTTATCGCGCTCTGCCTGCATACCTGCTTCATAGCCAGCTTGGTAGATAGCATTATAGCCGGCCTTACTGATGCCAAAGGGTTCATTATCTCCGGCCTTAATCTTCAGCCGCTCTTCACCGCCCAACAGATGCAGCTTCTTCTGCTTTCTGCGTTCCATTTTTCTTAGCTGGCTCATGCGTCATCGCCAGCCTTGCTAACACGGATAAACTTATCACCGCAAAATCTATATGTCCCCTCAACGCCAGCTCTATCATACCAGCCGGCATCAACTTTATGTTTTTTGAGCCAGGCTTCCAATACATCGTTGAGCTGTTCATCAAGCTCTTTTCTTGCCTGCGCCAGCGCATTACCGGAAATAAAATCGCACCATGCTTCTGCACCTTCGCCAGCCTCATCATCTGCTTGGCTTATAAATCCTTCAATCAAATCATCCATATCAATATAAGGCTGCCATTGGGATTCTTTTTGTTTATAGACTATAACCAAATCGCCCACAACAAGGTCGGGACGAATATCTTCCAAAGCTTCCTCCGGAGTATCGCACAAATCGCTAGAAACAACGCAGCCCTGCACCTCTGCGCTATATTGAAGAAAAACTGGTTCTTCCTTGGCCAGTTCATCAGCCAAGAGAACAGCTTCAGTAAGCTCTGCCATTGCCTGCTCCAGATAATAGATTTCGCCGCTGCATTGCCAGTCATTTATGGCCAGCTGCGCTCTGTTTACGCAGTCCATGATTGTTCTTTCACTATCGTTCATCATCTTTTTCCTCCTACCAGCGCCAATGCGCACACCATAACGATAATTGTAATGGCCAGGTTGATTGTAAATTCATCTATTGCTGCTTCCATTATGTTTCTCCTTCCACAATAAATCCAGCTCTTTTGCCGTCTCAGCATCCAGTACTACGCGCAGCCATTTCCGCGGTTCCGGCTTGCATTCTTCGCAGTAAAACACTTCTTCATGATGGCCATCGCGGCCGCAGCATCCACACGGAAAGCTATAACGGTAGTATCTTCTTTTCAAGTGGAAGGTTTTCTTGCCGCAGATATCGCATCTGCCATATTTAATCATGCTCATATTTCTCCTCCTTTAAAGATATTTTGTTGGAAGATTTCGTGTGTACCAGCAGCTATGAGCTTTTCTTCGCTGCTCATCTGATAGCCAAGAGCAACGAGCCAATGATACAGTGCCTCAAGTCTTGGATTGATTTTGTATGTAGGATATCCAAAGCGGCTATTGTTTGTATAAAGTTCTTTTTCGTTGTCGCCGAACAGCTTGTAGATAACCTTCGCACATTGCTGGATATCGGAATAACCATCGAAGGCCAACTTGATTGCTTTCTCGTCTCGCTTGGGATCGAAGAATTTGTTATCTATTCCAGCTTCTTCGTTTACGTTGCCTAATCCCATGTACGCGACGCCCTGCAATATTGCTACGCTGTAGGCTCCCATCAGCACAAGCTCATGCTGTTTGGCGGTAGCTTTAAAGTTTTCCATAAATGTTTTGCGCAGTTCATGATGCGTTGCAGCCATGGCGTCCATCTTAAACCAGGCTTCCTTGATGCGCTTTTCTTTTTCGATATCCTTAGCACTTTTTTCTCTAGCCCTATTCTTTTTTGTTTCCTTGACATAAAATTCTACGTTTCTCGGATAGCTGGCCTCATAATACAGCCCCTCTGTTTTCTTGGGCATTTTTTCTTTTGTTACTTCATACTCATAGAGGTCAAGGCTGCCGACGCGTCTATATTTGCTGCTATATTTATTGGCATTATCCGGAAATTTCTTGATGCCAAGACGTTCCATATCTGCCAGGAATACCGGCATGTTATCAGCAAGCTTTTCTTTATCAATAGCACGCTTCACCGCCAAAGCAAAATCATTTGTGCCAATCTTCTCCATTACTTCGTTTCTGGCTTCCATGTTTTTGATTTTGGCCAACTCATCAAATTCTTTCAGGCTAAGCTGGCGGGTAGAGCTTATTTTGTTCAGCTTGTTCTGGTCCAGCTTGGCGATTTCCAAGCGCCGTCTGATGGTTCTTTTTGAAAAGCCGCTCTGCTGGGAGATATCTTCGATATCCATGCCAAAATCTAAAAGCTGTTGGAAGCCCTGAGCCTGCTCATAAATCGTCAGGTCGCTGCGCTGCATATTCTCCAGCAGCATAATCTGCAGCTGCTGCGTTTCCGTAAGCCCTCTTACAATAGCGCACGGCACTTCCTGCAGCCCAGCGCGTTTCGCTGCTTCCAGACGGCGGTGGCCAATAACCACCATATACTTGAGTTCTTCACCTGGTACAGCTTCGTTGACCGGGATTACGGTAAGGTTCTGGTAGATGCCATTCTCTTTAATGCTCGCTGTCAGCTCATCCAGATTGCCCAGGTCTTTTCTTGGGTTCTGCGGATGCGGGATAAGACATTCTACCGGCATATTTACTACAGCCATTTTCATTCAACTCCTTTTATTCTTCTTCGTCGGGATAACCGCCATTCTCGTAGGCGTCCTGCGCCTCATCTATTGTTGGCTGTTCCCGCTTGCAGTGATATGCATAGTCAAAGGCTTCCTTCTTTAGGAGTAACATAATGTCAGCTTCTTGAGGCGTTAACTGCTGCAAAGGGAACGGCTCATCCGTGTATCTCTTGCTATGATCTACAGCATTCTCGTAAAACTTTTGCGTCACTACCTGCAACGGCTGCTTACAATTTTTGAAGCCCAGCAGCAGCGCCACCAGCTGCATGCCTCTGCCAAAGTTTTTGCTTGTTAGAAAGTTTACCTTGGTAACCATAATGCCAAGCTCTTCGCCGTCTTCGTTGGCCAGCGGAAATTCCAACAGCCTGCGTGCTATTCCAGACAGCTGAAATCTTCATGTGGTTTGTCAATGCGGCTGATTATACTCGCTTCCTCATGTGAGTTAAGCGGAGTGACGGTATAACTTACTTTAATGTTGCCGCCTTTGTATTCAACAAATTTGACGTCATAATCCATTCTTTTTCCTCCTTGTTCTCATCACTCTTATATGCTAAAATAGGGATGTATGGATGCTGGTAACTTCATACATCCCCATGCCGTCTGCGCTTTTTGCAGGCGGCTTTTTATTTTGTTTCGACAGGGACATGCAGGCGCACATTGATTTTTTCCCCGAGGTATACCCAGCCGTCTTTCTTGTTGTTATCCTTGCAGACATAAAAAGCAATTTCGCGCCAGTCGCGCTTATCGCCGTATTCATCTTTTAATCTGCAGCAGATTCCTTCCAAAGTGTCTCCTTCTCTCAATACATGGTAAGGAACAACAATCTCGGTTATTTTCGGGCCTTTAACCATCTGATAAGCTGCACTTACCATTCTTGCGGGCCCGTAATCTAGCAAGCATATTACGGCAAGCAGTAAGCTGCCTAAGGTCAGCAGCCTCAGTTTCCGCAGTTTCCTTCTTCTCATTCTTCACAGCTCCTTTCCCAAAGCGGCGGACTATTCTCAGATAGTCTTCACGCAGCAGGTCGATAAATGTTTCTTCGCCGTCCTCATCGCTCATCAGCTTACCGGCGATAAAGCAGGGGCCGAATATAACGTCTACGATATTGCCATTATTGTTCAGCAGAGGGAACAAAGCGTCATTGTGATATTTGTTCTTGCCGTCCTCATTACATATCAGCGTATATTCTGGGCTGCTGCCTTTGGCTTCCAGCGGTACGATCTGTATCTTACCGCCCACCAGCTTCTGCATGTTGGCCAAAGTAAGCTCAACGCGCACGGCCTTCACCGGTTTACCCGGACGATACCAGACAATAGTTTTTTCATTAGCCATTGCTATATCTCCCTTTGAAAATAAAGCGCAGCGCATATTCTGCACGTGCCTTCATTCTCTCATCAACCTCACGCGCCATCTGCACCTGACGCTCCCGCATAAAACGTTCGTAGTTCATGCTGGCTTCATGCTCTCTGATTGCTGCGTTAGGCTTATATTTTTTACAGCGCTTGGCATGGTCAACAATCTTGCTGTCCAGCTCTGCACGTGTCATGCGCTTTGCTTTGCACATTTTCCTTCCTCCTCATCCAGCAGGCCGCGCTCTCTGGCAATCTCCAGCGCCATCTTTCCAAACAGGCCTGCCCACCAGTCTATATCCTTGACTGCCTTCTCGTTTTCCGTGATGCAGTCATAATCTTCAAGTCTGTTCATATTCATGCATCTCCATATAACCCTTGCAGGTATTCTTTGATTTGTTCCTTTACAACTCTGCTGCCAGCGCCACAGTGACGTTCCTGATGGCAGTCGTAGCACAAGGTTACGCCTTTGGAAATTTCATCACTCTTCAGTGCGCCGCAAGGCTCATGGTGAAATTTTTCTCCCGGGTCCACGTATCTGCCGCAGATGATGCAGCAGTTGCCGTCACGCTCATGGATAGCTGTATTCAGTTTGCGCAGCTTCTCGCCGTACAGTTTTACCTTTTTGGTTTTCATCATCATCATGGCTTTTACTTCCTTTTTCTTGCTCCGTGCTATAATAGGTATTACAGAACGGAGGTGATATTATGTTTATGGAAATGCCTAAAAAATGTCCTATTACCGGAGGTATGGCTACCGGTATTAAAATTGATTGTCCAGGCTGCGCTTTTTATATCGACCAGGAAAAGCAATGTCGGATAATCTCTACCGATAACAACATCAAGCTTCTGCTTACTCTTCTTCAAAAACAACAGCAACGTTAGAATTGCATTCAATTACGTAGCTACAGAAGTGAAGCATCTGCTTTGCTGCTTCTTGGTTCTGACCGTTAAGCACACTAAGAATTTGTTTGGCGGTCTTTTTTTCTTCCGCTGTCAAATTGTGTTTTTCACTCAGCTCATTAAAGCTATGCATCTTCTTCCCCTCCTTCCTATACGCTTGACATACATTTTTGCTGTTCTTGATATAACTATGTTATATTAATTTATGATTTTAAATCACATCAGCAGGCAAAAAAAATTGAATCTCTTTCGTCCCTTGTCAAATCCAAAAAAGTGGCCGTTCTGCTAATTTCACTAGCCTTAAATTCAGATTTACCTTTCATTTTGTTTGAAAGCGCCATTTCGCTGATGCACAACGCATTAGCAAGCGCTTTTTTTGATTTTCTTTTGCGAACCAGTTGAATTTCCAGCTCTTGTGAATTGGTCATCTTTCTCACCTCTTTTGATTTTTAATCACAATTTGATTATAGTCTTTTTCTGATTATTAGTCAAGTATTTTTTGCTTTTCTAAAGAAAATTTGATTATCAGGAAAAAACGTGCTATTATAATAGCATAATAAAAAAATCTTGGGGGTTTCAAATGGAATTATATAAAAATATTAGAAATCGTAGAATAGAGTTAGGCTTAACTCAAGCAGAGCTAGCTGAAAAAATAGGTTATCGTTCTATTTCAACTATAGCTAAAATAGAACGTGGAATAAACGATATTCCGCAATCTAAAATTAAAGCATTTGCTGATGCTTTGAATACTACTCCTGGCGAACTTATGGGCGAAGTGGAACCCGCCCCTGTGCCGCTCTCCCTCACCCAACAAGAAGAAGAGCACATAAAAAAATACCGCCAGCTAAATGCTGACGGTAAGTTGGTTATTGATAACCAGATTGATTTTATGTTGTATAAGCAAGAGCAGTCCGCTGAAAAAGAAGAGCAGAATTTAGGATAATAAAGCTGCAAGTTTAATGTCCTTTAATTTAAATACGTTGACGGAACTTTACTTATAGGTTACAATAAGACACTAGATACACCGGTATCGCTTGCGACCGGTTGAAGGCCATCGTCTTATTGTAAGACGATGGCCTTCTTTAGTTTGGTTAAAATAGGAGTGGAGCATCTTAATTATAAGAATTAAAAGATAGCATCTGCAGAACAGGAGTGTTATATGAAACGTAGTTTGATTTTGTCAATCGTTATTTTATTGTTAGCTTTTACTGGCAATATTTACTTAGACAGTCTTATCGGCAAGTATAATTCTTTGATGAGGCGTGATATTACTCCATCGCCTATATCTGCATATATTGAAACAGATTTAAATTTAACATCGACACTTGAAGACGCTTGGCTGTCACATAAATTAAAAAACTCTCATACTCACAATATTTCTTGGATCAAGTTATACAAGAATGAATGGCTAGATTATTATAAACGCTATGGAGTTATCAGAGCTAAAGTAAGCGGTAATAGTTATGTTTTTTCCATAACATCAAACGTCCCAAATGAATTTATAGGAGCAGTCAACGAAGCTAACCTTAATAATAGTGATGATATTATTTTTGTTTATTATGGTAAACTTGCAGAGCAGCCTGAGTTCTTTTGGAAATCTAATATAAAGGCTGTAAGCGATAATGGAACGGTATATCTCATTCCCAATAAAGAAAAAGAAAAGTTTATTACTGGCATTCGCGAAAAACGTTATGCTTATTTAAAAATGCAAGACTATATGTGGTATAAAAAATACTTACCATACTTCGCTGTTTTTCTTGTTGCATTGATATGGTGCATCCCACTATATAATTGGCTAAAGCGTCAGAAAAAACTCATGTCTTTAGATATCAATATTTCATTTAAATATAAAAAATAAAGGAGATGACTCTATGCAAAGAGCAGTTATTTACGCGCGCTTTTCCTCGGACATGCAGCGCGAAGAGTCTATTGACGCGCAGGTACGCGCCTGCAGCGTCTACGCCAAAAGCAAAGGTTATATCGTTGTCGGCAAATACGCCGACGAAGCCAAAAGCGGACGTGATGTTACCAAGCGTGACGCTTATAACCAGATGCTGGCCGATGCTATGGAAGATAAATTTGATATTATCATCTTCCATAAGATTGACCGCAACAGCCGCAACGAGCTGAATTATTTTACCTTTAAGGATAAGCTGGAAAGATTGGGTATTCGCTATGAGTACGCAGCGCAGCCAATAGATGCGCTTTCCCCAGAAGGCCAGATGATGGAAACAATGATGGTAGGTATGGCAGCCTACTATTCGCGTAACCTGGCCAAGGAAACCAAAAAGGGCCTCAATGAAAATGCTTACAAAGCACTTTTCAACGGAGGTTGTCCACCGCTTGGGTATAAAATTGTGGACAAAAAATATGTCATCGATGAGCAGGAGGCAGCTGCCGTACGCCTGATATTTGAGCTGTATCTTAATGGCCAAGGCTATGCTGCCATCTGCAGGGAGCTCAGCGCCAAGGGATACACTACCAAGGCCGGCAAAGCATTCGCCAAGAACAGCCTGCATGATATCCTCTGCAATGAAAAGTATATCGGCACCTATACCTTTAATAAAATACCTCGTAAAAAAGGCGGCCGCAACAGTCACGCTGCAGAGCGCCCGGAAGATTTTATTTCTATTGAAAATGCTTTCCCTGCTATTATCAGTAAAGATGATTGGGCACTCGTCCGCGCCAAGATGGACCGGAACCGGCATCGTGCTGCCAGCTACACCGCCAAGGAGAAATACCCGCTGTCCGGCAAGGTGTTCTGCGGCCACTGCGGCAGCGCCATGGTTGGCCACCGCATCCGCAAGCGCTACTGTTATTACGGATGCACGCGCAAGGAACAGACTCCTACCTCTAAATGCCCGCAAAAAATGATACGTGCAGAAGTTTTAGAGCACTGGGTACTGCAGATACTGGAGCGCGTTGTCTTTACCGTTGGCGGCATGCGCAGGATTGCAGATGCTATCGTAGATGCATATGAGGCAGAGCAGAAGGAACAGGCAGGCAGCCAGGCTACACTGCTGCAGCGTAAAGCTGTTGCCGAAAAAAAATTAAATAACCTCTACAAAATTTTTGAAGAAGGCAACGCAGATGAATTTGATCGCCAGCGTCTGAACCAAATCAAAGCAGAGCTCAGAGAAATCAACAAATCTATTTGTGAAACTTCTGTGAAACCTGCAAAACTTCTCAGTAAACAAAAAATAGCCGCCATACTGGCAGCTATGAAAGATGAAATTTTTGTGAAAAAAAATAGTTACTATGTCCAACAAGCTGTAGACTTGCTCGTTGACCATGTAACCATCACCGATAAAGTGCTAAAAATCACCTTATCAACGCAAAATGTTTGCGCTTATTTGGTGCCGCGGACCGGAATCGAACCGGTACGGGTATCACTACCCGAGGGATTTTAAGTCCCTTGCGTCTGCCAGTTCCGCCACCGCGGCAGACATAACTAATTAACACCTTTTAAGAAATAAAAATGGAGGCGACACCCAGAATCGAACTGGGGATAAAGGTTTTGCAGACCTCTGCCTTACCGCTTGGCTATGTCGCCTTAAAAGGTGGAGCGGAAAACGAGATTCGAACTCGCGACCCCCTCCTTGGCAAGGAGGTGCTCTACCACTGAGCTATTTCCGCAATATGGTGCCTCAGCACAGAATCGAACTGTGGACACAAGGATTTTCAGTCCTTTGCTCTACCAACTGAGCTACCGAGGCATGATTGGCGACCCGGATGGGACTCGAACCCACGACCTCCGCCGTGACAGGGCGGCATTCTAACCAACTGAACCACCGGGCCAATCAACTACGAATTATATTATACAGGCTTGAACCTATTTTGTCAACATCTTTTTATACTTTTTTTAAATCATCCAATGCAGCCATCAATTTTTCCTCTATATGCACCTGCAAAGCCTGCAGTTTATCCTCCGCCGGCACGTTGCCAAGCACGTCAAAAGCGTCTGTGGTCAAGGGCAGATGATTCTTGCGCATTTCCGCAAATAGCTCATCACGGAAAATATTATAGGAAAAGTATATCTGATTGCCATGTTTAAAATCAGTATAATCCAAAAAGATAAAGGAACCATTGATATAAGGCAAGGGATTATCGGGCGTAATATACAGCTCATAATCGCCTACCTGAGCAGGCAGCGTGCGCCAATAGTCCCACTGCTCAAAACGCAGCGCTTTCGCTTCATACGGCAGCGCATGCACGGTTTTCTTGTCCATGCTGGCCAAAATATCCGGCAGGCTCTTGCGCATCATGTCGGCAAAGTGCTCGCGGTCACGGCAGAAGAAGCGCACGTCGCGAAACGTATGCAGGCCTACGGTTTTTACCGGCACATAGTCAAAGGTTTCTTTTGTATAAGTCAAATCAAGACGACAGTGCGACGCTTCGTGCACATAGGCTGCAATATTCAAAATCTGTCCGTCAATGCCGGAGCCCGGCACAAGGGTATAATCACCTATAGCAGCAGGCAGATTGCGCACAAAGTCCCAATCCTTAAGTCCTGCCTCTATTTCTTTGATATCAGGCTGTCCCATCTCAACCTCCGCACTTTTCCAGCAGCTTGCCGATTTTGCTGTAAATCCTTACTGCATTGTTATAAAATACATCCTCGTGATAGCATTCGGGAACAACATGGCTGATCATCCAGATATACAGGGGAATATTTACAAGCGGCCAATCACTGCCATACATGATTTTTTCATAATTGCCAAGATAATTCAGCCAGGTATGCAGCTGACGCAAAAAGCCACGCTGTCTTTCGAGCAGCATCAGCGGTTTAGGATTGCCCTCCACCAGACCG